GTGCTTGTTAAATTCAACTTGCACTTTTTTTAGCCAATGGGATCTGTCTTGCTCTTTGGCTTTTTTCTTAGCCTGCCTAACTTCTCTTTTATTTAGCCTTGTTGCTTCTGCTTTACCGAAGTCGACCAAGCATTCCACGCTGTTGCACGTTTTCTGAAAACTACTAAAAGTAGGCGCAAACGGCTCTTTGCAAACTTTGCATTTTTTTGGCATTATTTTGTTCCTAAATTTCTAGGATACCTAATTTTAGCAATTAAGGTTCTAGCTGTCTGTTACCCTTTTCCGCAAATCGCTAGTGCTAAACCTGTGGTCGCGCCTATTAAAATACAGATCAATCTCTCGCTTTCTGCATATATCTTTGCCGGTAAATTCTTTGTCCAGATATTCCGCACCTAGTATCCTTACGTTGATGCTGTACATCTGCAAAATGTCCTCTAAGTCTTGCTCAAGTAGATAGGGAATTATTTCGTCGACATACCTGACGCCTTTTAACTGCGTATACCTTTCTACCACGGTTTGCACAGGCTTATTTTTTTTAGGCCTAGAAACTGTTGGGTCTATTTGCAATCCGCAAATCAGGTATTCGCATTGCGCTTTAGCCTCTCGCAGCATGGCTATGTGGCCGGCATGTAACAAGTCAAACGTGCTAGCCGTAAATCCTACCTTCACCTTGTCTTGTCCCAATCTTTAGGGTCGGTTAATAAAAAGCCTATTTCCTCGAAGTGTTTTCTAACTTCTTCCAAAAATGCACTTTTTTGCGCCACGTTCATTGCTGACGTAACTGGGTAGGGGTGAGGCTCTGCCATTAATTGCAGTTTATGCTCATACGGTAATCCCTTTAAGATCAAATCGTATTTTTGTCGATAAGCTAAACTGTCTCTACGCATTATCGGCACTCCAAAATGAAGTTTGCAATAGGCTTTGTACTCCCATGCTTTCATATCGCCTTGCGCTTCAGCGTCTCGATACCATTGATGCTGCGTGTTATTTTGCGCCGATGTTCGGTCTTTCGATGCTTTTTTAATTAAAACGTCAATCGGGTACTCCAACTCCATCTCTTGCAGCAAATTGAATAGACTATTTTTGTCTGAGCTATCTCTAAGCACCAAATGTATTTCCGATGCCAATAACGGACCAACATTACCCTGTGACGCTAAGGCTTTAAGGCGCTCTTTGCTAAGGTCGATAGGCTGTTTTCTCATCTTAACCCCGCAAACATTTTTTTCGTTTCGGCTATCTGCTCATTTGTCACTTCGTAAAGTGACCTTTCGCCAGTAATGCACACCTCATGATGGTGCCTAGTAAAGGAATATGACCTACAAATCCCACAAAGGTTAGTGTCTTTCTGCGGCCTAAACGCTGGCTCCGATTTAAGGTCTTCGACCAGCTCTTTATACTCTCCTAAGGTTGGCGCAAACTTCTTAAAACGGCTGACAACCTCGTTATTAGCTCTACGGATTAAACCTGCATCGTAGTCTTTTAGGTGATGCCACCACATCTTCTTAGTTGATGAAATGTCTTGATCAGTTGTGTCGTTTAAAAATGACGGGTAGTTTAACCGCATAATTCCAAACACCTGATTTATCTCAGACTTTTCTAGCAGCTCACCAGTCCGTACTTGTGGCGATCTTTGTCGCGCTGTGTTTACGCTGCTGGCGATTCTTGCGCTCGTATATTGTCTTCCATCCATTGCTATTTGCCTCCTCGAATAATTGCTTTATATCTTCCCCGCTTTCGGAAAATTCTTCTGCTCTTTTTGCTAAAGTAGCCAGCGCCCTACTGGTGTTTGTTGCTTTCAATTTTGTTCTAGTCTTTAAAAATTCATTCCAAAGTTGCTTGTCTACCCCTAGCGCGGTTACGCGCTTAAAGACTTGTTTTAACCTATCTTTTTCTTCATCTGGATATGTATCTGTATCTGTATCTGTATCTTGGGCGGTTACAGTAACAGGATTGTAACGGGGGTTACTTGTTACACCTTTGCTAACTCTTTGTTTTTCCCTGTATTTTGCGACGCGCTCTTTGCTGCTATCTGACCTAAACTGCCGGTCATCCCAACTAATTGGAGTAAAGTTTTTGTCGATTAAGTTGACAGCTAAAAGGCGGCTTTTTAGATCATCTAGCTCACTAAATGACAGCCCTAGCTTAACGCTTAAAGCCCGTTCAAGCAGCTCTCCGCTGCCTTTCATAATGCCTTGATTCTTACAGGCCATGATAGCGACGTAGTGCCACCGGTCCTCAAAGCTCAAACACCTGATCTTATAATTGTCCACGATCTCACTGTACAATCTAAACCAAGGCGGGTTGTCGTTTGATCTCATTCCTCTCCTCTCCTTATTGTTGAACCCATTGAAGGGCTTTTTCACCTAACTTATATCCCAAAGCAGTTTCGTGCCGCGCTTCTCAATGCGCTTAATTTCGTGCTTTGGCGTGCATATTACCCAGACCCCTTCCCTGTTTATCCAATTGTTAATCAACTGACGAGAGCCGCCTACGAGTCTCGCAAGATCAGAATTACTCATACCGCTTTCCTCTAAAAAAAACGAAAGCCGCATTTCACAATGGCCTGTATTTATCTTCTTCATCTTTACCTCCTGAGCAAAGCATATATTGTTTATGGTGTAAAAAAAAGTGTTTACATTAAAAAATAAACAATCTAGGATGTACACATCAACTTAAGAATTTAAAAAAAGGAGAAAGAAATGTTACGCATAGAAAAACTAGCAGACTCGTTAGAGCATTTTGCAACAGTACTGCATGATCAAGTAAGGCGCGGCTATTACCCAGCCGATTCGGTGGACATTAGCGATTTGGAGGAAGCGGTAAAACTTTTGGATCGAGTCTCTTTAGAATTGTGTGAAGCGCAAGAAGCAGACGAAGATCGGCAAGAGACAGAGGACTATATTGGCAAACTGCTGGACACCGAAGGGTTAAAAGCCTCCCTGAAATCTCTTAGCTTGTATACACGATGATCCGCATGTTGGCAGATTCCTGCCTAAGGTTGCGATCATTGCAAGCCGGTTTATACCGGCAAGCCATGCGGCATTCGTTTACTGATTACGAAGAACGCAAGCTACAAAAAGCGATGGATCAGTTGGAAGATATTCACGAAAGAATAGAAAAACGATTGGAGAAAAACAGTGCGGAATAGCGAAAGTATTGAGAACATTGCCAAAGCATTTTGCGAGGCACAAGCAGAAATAGGCGGCGCTGTAAAAAGTGCGGAAAATCCATTTTTTTCTAGCAGCTATGCTAATTTAGAAAGCGTAATAAAAACCCTAAAGCCGACTTTGATAAAGTATGGCCTTAGCTTTATGCAATTGCCTCACAGCGATGACAGAGGCGTTGGTGTGCTTACCAGAATACTGCACAGCAGCGGTGAATGGTTTGAGCATAGCTTTACACTACCTTTGGCAAAAGCCGACCCACAGGCAGCAGGATCAGCTATAACCTATGCGCGAAGATACGCTTTGCAATCGGCCTTCGGTATCCCTTCGGTAGATGATGACGGCGAAGCGGCAATGTTTAGGGTTGCGAGTAAGCGAGAAATTGAAACGCTTGCAGAGCTGTTAGTGACTAAAGGGAGAGACGAAGAGATGTTGTTGCGAAAAATAAAGTCAAAACATCAGTCGATTAACGATCTTAGCAGCGCAGAAGCACTTAAAGCGATACGTCTATTGGAAGCCGTAGAGTAATGGTTGTCCATGACGTAGAGCAAGGCACAGAGGCGTGGCATTTGTTGCGCCTCGGTGTCCCGACAGCATCTAATTTTGGCAAAGTATTTACCAGCACTTGCAAGGTTAGCAGCAGCCTAGATGATTACGCGCTGGAACTGGCAGCAGAGGTTATTTCTGGTCAAAAATCAGACGTATTTGTAACTGATTGGATGACTAGAGGCATCGAAATGGAAGCCGAGGCTGTAATGGCCTACGAGCTAATAAAAGATACCGAAACCGAAGTGCTGGGCTTTGTAACTAATGACGAGCAAACCATAGGGTGTTCACCTGACCGGATGCGACTCGAAGTTAAATGCCCAGCGCCTAAAAATCACCTAAAGTATTTTGACAGTGGTAAATGCCCCAGCAATTACTACCCACAAGTACAAGGGTGTATCTGGCTATGTGAAACTGACAGTTGGGACTTCATGTCATATCACCCAGCCATGCCGCCTTTTATCGTAACTGTCTACAGGAACGACAAGTACATAAAGGGTTTGAGCGACAATCTGCAAGTTGTATTGGAGAAGGTCGAAAAACTAAAACACAAGATAGGAGAGTAAAATGGCTACAGTAGGTTTAAATTTTAGCATTGCTGTGACAAAGTTGACCAAAGCAAAGTTTTATATCGGCAAAAACGGCGTTAAATATGCCAATTTAACGGCTTTCGTGGACTCAAATCCAGACGAGTACGGGCAAAATGGCGGCATCATAGAGCAGCAATCGAAAGAAGAACAAGAGGCAAAGCATCCTAAAAACTTTGTTGGGAATACTAAAATCTTTTGGACTAAGGAAGCTGATAACTTCAAACAGCAACCGCCTGCTCAAAATCAACAAGCGCCAGCGCACCACCAAGCTCCGACATCAGAGGAATTTGATGATGACATCCCTTTTTAAATCAACCTGTGGCTATTGCGGCAAATTGGTTCGGAAAGATTTTAAGATCTGCAATACTTGCAGGCAAAAATTAAGGGGAAGTCCGGCCAATGTTCCAATGTCCCCATTAGCAAATGAGTGGCTACAAAAGGCTTGGAGGTAATTAGGGTGACTGCTGGGGAATTGCACCCCATTGACGAGAAGGAGAGGAGGGGAAACGTCAAGGCACTAGCCGCAGTCATTCATTTTTCACTTATCTTTGGCTTTAAATACGTTCAAAGCTAAAAGATCAACCACCTTGTACAGTTTTGCCCATACCTTGCCCAATTTAGACACCATTTCATCGTCTTTAGGGGTTGGCGTCATGGCTGCAAGCGACGAAGCGCAAGCGATAATTACCGAAACCATTTCTACATATTGAAAAATACCCATTTTATTCTCCTTGTTGGTTATTGGACAATCGAAAATATTATAGTAAAGCAAGCGTACAGGCCGACACAGACTAGACCACATGCTACGACAAGTCCTGCTATGTGCATTCGCTTGTTAATCTTCTGGATGTGAGCATTCTTGGCCTCTAATCGCGCCTTGCGAGCCTTAGCCTGGAATACAATGAAGTCGTCCCATAGGCCAGCCCGTCCGTAATAGACCATGAAGTCTTTTAATTCTTCCTCTGCCTTTGCAATCTGCTCCAAGGCCATGAATTCTTCTGCATCAGATGCAAACAAAGACTTCTTGTTCTTCTGCTGCCTAGCCTTTATGTCTTCCTTGCAGTTGACCATCTGACCGATCTGGCCAAAGCAATCGGACAAGTCTTTGCCGTTCCCGATGAATTGCTTCAGCACCCCATACGCAGCGTTAAATGCAGCGAGTTCAGCGATCATCAGACATCTCGTTTAAACATCGTTTGAACGGTAGGTGACTCCCAAATCCGAATGGATAACCAGATGATAGTTAAAGCGCTTGCAAGAGGAGGCAACCAGCCAGCCATCGTTGCAACGGTTCCTGTCACGGCTAAACCGTCTACGATTGTTTTTGCTTCCTCTTGCATCTTGACACCTATTCCTCTACTGCTTCAAAGACTGGCTCTTTAAGCGACTTGCTAAGCATTT